AGTTGGTCACGAACCCACTGTTGAAATCGTCTACCTTTTGCCTTCGCTGATTGGGTTTTCATAATATCACTTTAAGTTAAATATGTCCCATTAAACATAGGATGGTTTTTTTCTACTGCTCCTACTGAACTCCAAATATGTAAAGGACTACACACCAAAGCTTCTTCCTCTGTAACAAAATGATGAGGACACATTTTTTCCAATAGGAGAACATTTCCTTTTTCAATACCAATTTCTTTTCTACTCTTACCAAGTCCATACACGCAAGTTGCATAACCATCCAATATATAAACCACTCTTGCAGTGGAGTGTATATGTTCTTCTTGTTCCGAACTACCAGCTGGCATATGCAATAACTGCATAGTGGGATCACCTAAACGAATGGGTGGTAATAGAGATTCTGTTGAACATCCATTAATGTATGGTAAGTTTGTTCCTAAGATTTCAACACTTCTATTGGGACAAGAATATCCTCTTATCACAACACACAATTTATCACTATTAATTTTGTCTGGACCTCTTTTAACATTACCATGCCAACCGCCATTCATAAATCGGTAATACCATGCGCTATCACCAATTTCTACATCAACAATTTGCTCTCCGACATACACAGTATAACTGTATAAATCATTTTGGTTTGAAAAATGCACATTTTCTGTGTCATGAGAATATATCTTCATCAATCGTCTTCTTCCCATTCTATCTCATCTATATAATCTGGGTCATCAATATCACTACCACAGAATGGGCAGTACATGATATGATAGTGTCGGTCATTCAGAGAATGTTTTATTCTAAACTCTGCCTCACATGATTCACATACAATCAACTTCATTGTATTTCACAAAACCCTGCTGCACATGCAAGTTCTTGTGCGCCAATGGTCATGTCTGTCTGTTCATATTCTGCCAACTTGTCCCACTCCACAATCTTGGGCATCTTATCAAGAAGCATTTCATACTCTTGTTGTGTGCAATCCTGATACGGTGCTTGTTTATATGTATGGTCACTGAATGGTAGGAAACTCACACCAGACATGTAGTTAAAGTTCTCATAAACCCATGCACCAACCTCAAGCCACTCATTCTCTTTTACTGAAATGGTCACAGATGGTTTATGCTCACACCAGCATTCTTGGTATGTCTTCCAAAGTTCCAACTGTTCGATAGCACCCATGTCTGTGCGAAACACTGCACTCTGGTCTACCTTGTGAGGAAAAGAGAAAACAGATGTATGACTTGGATTCATAACATCGTCTTCTACAGGGAATCCTTGGTCAACCATCATTTTTGTGAGAGGGTCTTTCTTGTCACCACGCACTGTGCGAATATAGTAAGGATTATGTCTTGCATGAATACCAGATGCAGCATCAGTCAACTGGCTGACCGTTCCTGACGGTTTGACACATGTTACAGCGACACTTTGATTGATACCTAGCTTTTTAGCAAACTCTTCGTTTGTCTTCACGGCCATAGATTTTAAGTCTTTCAACACTGCCTCAAGAGAACCATGTGGTCCTTTACCATTTGTAACTTTACAGTCCATAATACCAGTAAGAGATACGCCAAGCAGACGCTCCTCTTCACAGTTCTTCTGCCATGCTTTGGAAACATATTTAAAGTTGACAAGTGTGGACTGTATAGTTCCTAGAATCGTTGCAAGTCTCACCTTCTCCAAAAGAGACTCCCGTGTATCAGATGAGCGAACTACAACCTCTGATAAGTTACAGAACTCACGATTGCGTAATATGATTTCAGAACAGGGATTTGTACCAAACTCATAGTCAGCAGTGTTCCTTCGTCCATTTTTGGACGCCATCCATACAGCAGACTCACGATTGAAGATGCCACGCTCACCCGACTTGGAATCATAAAGAGCCTTCCACTCATTCATGAAAATACCCATATCTGGTTTTTCAGAGTATGCAGCAGAGTTATTTGCTAATGCACGTTGGGGATTTTCATTCCACCATTGACCAGCCTTTGCATCACGCATACGGTCATCAGATAAGTTCGATAGACTAATCAATGCAGAACGGCGAACACCACCAACCACAACGACTTCTGCAATCTTACAGACAACATCATGTGCTTCCAGTGAAGTCAACTTACGACCAGCAGCATTTTGGAAGATGGTCACAGTAAAATTAAATAGGGACTCCAGTGGTTCTGGTCCACTGGCACGACCGCCAAAGGTCTTTAGAGGTGCGCCAGCGGGTCTAATCTTTGATAAGTCCCATCTGGGTATCTGGCCAATGTATAACATACCAACCAACTCTTTGAGTGCTTTTGCCCAACCCAACTTAGAATCAGCAACCGTAATAGTGGTTTCGGTGGGATGAAACTCATCTGCAATAGATGGCAGTTCATTCACATACTGACGCTCTACAGAGAATCCAACACCAGTGCCGTTCATGAGAATATAGAGAATTTCGTCAAATGACTGTGGACGGTCAACTGCAACATAGGAACAGTTATACCCTGCAATGTTCTCTCTCTTGAGTGCTTCACCAGCCGTCATGATACAACGCATTGACGGCATGACACGCAAACCAAGAACCGCTTGTTCTAACTCACCTCTCAGTTTTTTAGTGAGGTCAAAATCAATTGTCTCTTTTAGATGTTCTGTGAAGAAATCAAAATATCTAGCAACCGTTTCATCCCACGTTTCTCTGCGACTTTTTTCAGGCAACCAACGTGAATATCGTGATAGGTGAATAAACTCTTGGTAGGATGTGGGAAGATAGTTATTAGGCATTTATTTTTCTCCATTCTGCGAACCTTAGACTAGCCGATGCTGCCTGAAAGGTGCTCTCTGTTATTATTTGTTGTATATGTTCTTTGGTATAACCAGCGAGTATCATGTCATTAATATCTTTTTCTTTCACTGTGTCAGGCCATATTACAATCTTTCTACCCTGACTTATTGCCTTCTCAATCTGTTTGCAAATCTCTTTGTTTCTAGGTTCATTATCAAATATAATTATTAAGTCACCTTCAAAATTATTGAAGTCTGCTCCTGCCATAGCAATACAATTATCAAGGAATAAACTATCTAGTGGTCCTTCTACAACAAGGATAGGTTTACTTTTATCTACCCTGTCCAGACCAAAAATCTTGTCTGCATCTTCATCTAGTTTGATTGTGATATACTTAGGAGTCTCTGAACCGAACGCTCTACCTTGATATGCGAATATTTCTCCTTCCTCGTTACGAAACGGAATCATTAACCTTGGATGATCGGCACACAAGGATGAAAATTTATTGGGTATTAATGTATTCGTGAATTTATAGAATGATGGGCACAAAAATAGATCGTCAAAGTATTCAGATAATGATCTCTTTTCAACCAATCTTCGTGCCGGATGTGTCGAATCCAACGATGATATGGATTGGAGAGGCTTAAAAACATTCTTCTTAAAAACTGGCGCATCAAATTTAAACTCCGGCGTTGGAACTGGAGAGTGTTTGTTTCTATACTCCCCCTCCTCCCTATACCGTTCTAGTATATAGTCATCGTAAGTTTTTGAGTCTAAATATTTTATAAGATTTGCTAGTGTTGATCCTACACCACAATTGTGACACTTATAGAATAAATCGTTTTTTCTACGGAAAACAAATCCCCGTGCTTTGGTGCGTGATTTCTGGGAATCCCCACAATGAGGGCAACGAAAATTCCAAAGAAAATCCCCCTTCTTCTTGAACTGTTGAAGTTGGGGGCTTACTAGGTTTAGATATTTTATGTCAATATACATTTAAGTATATTAACAGCATAGTATGGGATTGTCAAGGACTTTTATGGAAATATCATAAATTTATGTAGTAGGAATCCAACAACAATTGACCCACCTACTAGAACATGTCTCCATTTTTCTAATACGCCAACTCTTGCTGCAAGTTCATCCCTGATTTTCTGTATTTCTCTATTTTGCTCTGCATGTTGTGATGCAGCAGCGGTCATTATCTCTTTTGTGTTAGTTGTCACCCTAGAGTGCAGTTCTGATATTTGTGAGGAAATCTCAACTCTACGATTTTCTAGTTCTTCCTCTTGTCTGCTGATCTTTTCTTCATGCACCGCAAGCATACGATGGATGGAATTGGAAACATCAGTCAATTTCTCAATCGCAACGTCTAATCTATCATGTATTTTTCTTTGGTCTTCTAATTCTTTTTTGAGAAGTTCGACCTCTGTTTCCAAGTCCGCCACTTCTGCTAGTCCTTCTTAAACATTGACCAGATACCCCAAACGAGGGCACCATACAGAACTACTTTGGTTAAGGACAACCCAGCAAAAAGAACCAACGCTGCGCCTACTGCAACGATAATTCCTTGATGGCTTGATGCTTCCTTAACTCTTTCTGAAATCCAAGTGCTAATCATTAGTTTCTCCTATTTGAAAAATATTTCTTTCAATTCAGATTCTCTTTCCATATATTCATTACCATCTAAAACTTCACCCGTGTTTAATCTCATAATACCTTTATCTTGATAATAATGTAATGTGCAGCGGTTCCTCTGTTCATTGGACATTTTTAAACGTGCTTCCAATAGTTTTTTCTTTTCTTCAGTCATTAACTCTGACGGAAGCCCTAGTCCAGTTGATAGTGAATCATCTACAATCTTATCTTTTTTATAAAAATCTGACATGTATTTTTCCATATCATCGTTACGACTTACTTTGTCTTTTGAAGGACTGATATATTTCTTTTCTGTGAGACATACATTCATCATATATTTCTGAAAATCCTCTGAATCAAAAAAAGGAATTATCTCATCTGCTCTCTCTAATGATAAGTCTTTCATTAAATACCACGGTCCAAAAATTCTATCTGAATATGAAAAAACAAAATTAAACCACCACAAAGTTTTATATGGGTCTTTAATATTCACTGGACAAGAATTAAATACAGGGGTTAATTCTTCTATCGCTTTTGAAGTGTCACAGTCATCAATTTTATCAGCTATTGCAGTAATTACTTTTTCCCAAGATTCACCATCATATTTTCCATCAAAGACATCATCTTCCACAGAGGTAAGACTTTCATTACGTCCAGTGTGACCTTTAACCATCAGAAACTTTTTATTTGAAACAAAATTGCCTGGATGTCCCAAAACAGAAATAGAATCGTCTGTATGAATTGTTGAGGAAAGGTCCAGTAAACGATAAGTATATTTATTATCAATTATGTATTTGTATAATTCTGGATTATTTTGATTCAATGTCTGATGATATTCTGAATCTTCACTGTATTGAAAAACTGCTCTCAATTTAGATTTGTCGCAAACTTTTAAAAATGCTGCATACATAACGGTTGAATCAAATCCACCCGTCAAAAAAATATCTATATACTTATCACCCGCTGATTTTTCTATTTCTAACGCTTTACTTTCCATACAAGCTGAAATACTTTTAGTGTTACTCAAATCTTCGGGTATTGGTGAAGTATACTTACTATCAATTTTGTATGGAGAAGTTAAGTTCCCAGTTCTATCTCTTGGCTCTGTAGGTTGTCGAGTTAAAAAACAATTTAAAAACTTATACCAATCAGGAAAGGTATATTTATTTCTAAAGTCATTTTTACTTCTAAAATCGTTTTCCTCAAAACTTCCTATAAAAAACTTGGGAAAAAATTTTATTAAACTTAATTCAGACATCTTCTAAACTTCCTCTCCACTAACCCGACTTTCTAATTCTCTTATTCTAGATTCCAACTCTGTTATTTTCTTGGCGACATTGGGGTGTTTCTTTCTCCATGCTTCCTCTTCTGCAAGCATCTCTATATTTAGTCTGCTTGCAGTCCAAGAGGATATCTGGTCAACCTTTTTATAGAACCAGATGCCAAGTTTAGTTTCTGCAAACCAACCATCAGCTGCATTACCGAGAATACTTCCTGCTATAGCAGATATCATCCATAACCACATTTGTAATTCCTTTGTAACTGTCCATAATCCATAATCTTTAAAAAGTACATAGTATCAAATGCTGGAAGTTCTTTTTTAAAAAGTTTATGGCACCTCCCAACAGAGGCTTTCATTTCTTTGAGTTCGTAATACGGAATACCCCTACTATAGGACACACAATATCCTGAGTCCTTCCAACTCATTTTTATCCCCAATCTGGTGGATTGCATTGATCACACCGACAGTGCTTGCACACTTCAATTTGTGACAATCCCCCCTCGTTTTGTTTTGACTTATCAATCACCTTTCTTAGCGGGACTCCACAGTGTGATTCATGTCCACAATTTTTACACATTATAATTTTATCTCTCCTATCTCTTTCCGATAAAAACCCATTCACGATTAATTTCGTCCCACTTTACATCTTCGGAACTTGCATGAGAATTTCCATGACTCATTTTTTTACCTTTTGATTTAGGATTTTTTCCTGACATTAATTTCTTGCCCATTTTATTTCTCCTTTGGATTAGCAGCTGCAGGCCATCTGCCAAACATACGAACTGAATAATAGGCAGAGTGTATTTTGAACTTCGGAACCTTTGGTTCTGCTGATTGCATACCCAATAAGAAAATTTTATCAGACAATGCTCGTGCCTTTTTCCATGTTTCTTTATCCATACCCTCTGAATTATAGTACTCCCGTAGCACTGCATAAAGATGGTCATGAATAACCGCTGACCTTGCAACATCCCAAGGTGCAATAACATTCCACACCACTCTTGGAACAGATGCTAAGTCCGTTATCATACCCTTTTTACAGGTAACTTCACCTGTGCTAGAAATGTTTGCACCTACTTTATGTAGAATACCAATCTCAGCTTTTGTTAAATCATCCACTGCAAATGACAATGTTTTTTCTAGTTTCCATGTTTTAGGCGGTGTAAATTCTGCACTAATTTTACCGTTGAATTTTCCCATCTTTGTCTTCCTTTTTATCTATGGGTTTTACGGCCTTTTCATAGTAAATAATAATCTGTTTTTGTTGGTCAATAAATCTCTTCAACTCTGCCATGTTGTATGCAATAGTTTCATAGTCTCTGACACTCAAAGCATAAAAAAGTAAATCGCCGTTTTCTTTTTTAAACCGTTTCTTAAAATCCTCCAATGTATTTTCTGTCACCACATAAAAATAAATATCACCCAGTTTTACTGGGCCAGGCCTATTCTGTGTCGGTATCTTTCTTTCTACCTCTACAGTCTTAACCTCTACTGGTAAAACATCACGCCAACTACTACACCCACTACTTAACAAGAGGAGTGGGAGGAGTAGCACCAGTGAGACTTTCAAGCGACCTAAAAAGTTTCTTTGTTCCATTGTTTATCTTCTTCTCTACCAGCCCCGGCTTTTTCATGCTCAACTTTGCGAGGTCATGTTTTCGTAATTTATCTATGAGAGTATTTTTATAACTATTTGCTTTGTCCAAGTCTGATTGTAATTCTTTATTTAGTTCGTCAAATTTCTCTCTATCGGCAATCAAAGTATTGATGGTATTATCTTGTGCTGCCTTTGCAGCCATAATCTTTGCATTGTTTTCAGTGAGAGTTTGAATCCTTGACTGTGTGTCCTTGTAGTAGTAATAACCACCATAGACCGCACCACCGACAAGTCCAACAACAACTACTAGTAAATATAACTTAATCATCTTCTTTCCTATTAATTACTGAAAGTGAAGTGGTCTTTTAGTTCAATACCATGTGACGCTAGAACTAAGAGAAAATCTCCAGTTCCATCTTCATATAATAAATTATCACCGGCATCATCAGATGTATCTAAAACTAAACCACCTGTTCCATCCTCTAAAAGCAAGTTATCTGGTTGAGGTCCAGCGTCACCGACAAACTGCCCACTTGACGCTTCATATTTAAGAAATCTACCATTTACTTTTGCTGACCCATCAACATCTGTCAAATCAGCAAGTTTCTCTGCACCACCGCCACCAGAACCAGCAAACCCCATCTTTCTAAGGTGTTCATTAATCTTTGTTTTGAATTCAGAAAGCTCCCTATTCAACGCTGGTTCTGATTCAAATGGCTCTGGATAATCTATTTGTTCTGGGATATTTATCTTGGGTAAATACTCCTCTACAGTCTTTTGTTTTACTGATTCAAAATCTACCTCTTTCCCCTGAGTGAAAGGTGTTGTGAGAGTTTTGTTGATAAAATCAACCCTTTTCTTGTGTTGTCTCTCTTCTTCAATTCTCTCCATCTCATCTTCAGCAGCTTTAATCAACCCTGCTCTTTTTGCTATATTGTCTAGTTCTTTCTTGAACTGCTCTACTTCAGACAATCTTTTTACTGGTGTTTTTTCGATTGTCTCTGTGACAACCTTATCCACAGGAGATTTTCCCACAAATCTTTTTGTGGTGCGGCCCACTCCCAATCTTTTCAGTTTATCATTTACAGGCATGTGACATACCTCTTTAATCTGTCGCCATAACGGGCCTCGACTAAATCAAGGTTGGTGCTTGTGTCACCGGCTCTGATGATATTATAGCTACTGTCAATAGCGAGTGGCGTTCCCCACCGCACTCCGAGAGAACCAATTTTTAACTTTTCATCCCTATATGTATCGTGTTTAGCAAATGTGTGGATGTAATCTTTTGCCGTAAATTTATAGGACGCTGGTGTTGATTTTATTTTTAGATTATCATTGGCGATAGACCACCTCTGGAAATCGTCTGTATCAAAAAAGTGTCTGACATTTGCAAAACTTGCGGGGTCATTTACAGCAGTGAGTGACCTATATCTAACCTCACTCCATTTGAGAGTGAAGTTCCACCACCACATAAGTGTCGGCACAGTTTTGATTTTGATTGGACAAGCGTCAGATAAAGCGTCAATTTGGTCCCTTATATCTAGAAAATCTTCTTGTGCTAAGAAATCATCAACGGTGCTACTAATTCTGTCTTGATCATTTGCAAAAGCACTTGACCCGAAACACTGGTCACCCAGTTCGCCAGTAACAACTAAACTTGTTTTTAGTGCTTTTGCGATTTCTTTAGTCGTATTGCTTGTGAACATATCATCAGCTAAATATCGATCTGTGGGCCTCGTTGTTAATGGTGTCTTTGCCACCGTTAGTTTCCCATCAATATGATCAGCGTAAAACTGAGGGTACTCATCAATTGATGCGTCACTGCAATGCACTGTTAAATCACTTAATCGATTAGTTGGGACAGTTTTAAGCAAGGCAACCAGTGCGGTTGTACTGTCTATGCCACCAGACCAAAAAACAGATATTTTTTTATTCTCATTCCACAAATCTGTTGCCCTAGCATCAGCGACATTTTCAAATGTCTCATCAAATGACCCAACATTTGGTATTGCTGGTCCGGTCAGTTTTAGTGGTGACGGTAGTGTTCCACTACGGTCAACTGGAACCCAAAGGCTATGAATCTCATGTGCTAGTTTTTCAATCGCAGTCGGTTTATGGCCTGTGATTCCAACCACATCTATCATATCAGGTCTTGCAAGGTATAAGGTATCACTAAGAGTCTCATCAAATACCGTTTCACTTGTTGCTTTCTCTTGACCTAACAAATTAACTAGTCTTCGTAAAGCATTAGCACCACAATTTGCGCTCGAATAAAACACAAGTCTGACAGTTGAACTAGAAGGTAATTCCGCCGCAAATGCTTTACACTCTGGGCACTCATTTGCATAATCATCTGCGGCTTTTAAATAAGAGTTTTCATCCGTTGATATCGCCAATATCTTCCTTGGGTCAGTTTCATTATTAATCGCATCAATCATGCTTTGAAGTTTCTCATCAAGTGCGGCTCGTATTTCTGGTGTTTTCAAAGATTTGAAAGCAGCGATAACTTTTTCTTCAATCGTGTCACCGTTGATCATTGAAGCATCTGCCAACAATCTTGATCCGCTGAGAAACTCTCTACATTCCGTTTCATTGATTTTTTCTGGGGGAAAATGCCAACTTTTTGCAGCACTACACATTTCATTCAGTCGCTGTAACGCAACTCTACGCACTTCATTGATAGGTTTGTATTGTTCAACAAATCTATCTTTAGTGTCATTAAGCACCATGATCATCGTGTCAATGTCACTAGGTGATTGATTGCTACCCAAAATCATCAGGATGTTGCTCCTGCCACTGTACCAGAGTTGTTGAGCGTTTGAGAGACACCTGACACTGCCCGAATCGCTTTGCCCGCTGCGCCACCCGTACCGCCAGCACCGTTGACCACTTTACAACCACTGGCGGTGGCAGCAGCACCGTTTGCCCCTGCGGCACCAAAGTCACCACCAGCGCCAGAAGCGCCGGTATTACTACCGTTATCTGAGGCACTTCCGGCGGCTGCCGTAGCATTAGCAGTACCAGCGCCAGCACCACCGCTGGCACCAGTGAAATTACTTCCGTCTTGACAAACACCCTCACCGTCTACTGCTGACCCTCGGTCACGGGTTCCACCACCAGCGCCACCGCCTCCGCCACCGCCTTGTATTTTTGCGCCGGATAGGTTGTTAATTGTGACAGTCACATCTTGCATTGACATTGCGTGGCCACCGGCGCCACCAGATGCACCATTACTGAGGTCACCTACTCCTCCGGCACCACCTTTGCCGACCACATTACCAGAATTGTTTATGGTGAGCACTGAGTCAGAGGTAGCTAAATCAACTACAAGAGATGGAGTACTAGTATTAGCTGAGTATACGGTTACACCGGCATCGATGTTGAGTACAACAGTGATAGCATCGCTGCCGTTCCAATTACCCGCACCATAACTACCACCGTTATTTGAGAGATCAGTAGCAAGATTATAATTATTGACATCACTACTAATCGTAACGGTAAAGTCAGCAGAGGCAGCGGCAGCGGGAGTAACGACACCAAAACCTAAAACTTGATAACCAAAACTCATTACATTAGTCCTTATTAAGCATCAGTTGCAGCAGATGTTGTGAAGAAAATCTGAATACCTAATAATCTGGCATCTGCTGATTGGTCGTCGGCCGAAACATCTCTCTCAATGTTAAAGAATGTCATGGCATCATCAGCGGCGTTTGCTATTGTTAAAGCACCACTTGTTGCAGTAACATTTATATCATTAGATGTGCCACTGTGTGCTTTTGCTGTAGGAGCAACTGCTGTACCAAAAGCAGTGTCAATAACACCATTGTCAACAGTAGAACCCCCTGCCAATGACCATGAAACTGTTCCTGTATTTGTTCCTGTTACCGTAAAGAAGGCTCTAAAGGTGACCGTGCCAGCATTCCATGACTTTGGAAAAGCCACCGTGAACTGTGCATTTTCATCACTACTAGGATCAAAGTCTAAACACTTTAATTCTGGACGGCCAGCGGTTCCCTCTACTTGAGCGAGTGCAGCGCAGCCGCCAGTCGTTGTTGGATACATTGCAGCGGCGGGAACATATATTGTTTCTAAACCAGCAGTTTTTATAACCGCACTAGCTACAGTTGCACCAGCAGTATCAAGATCAACTGTACCGTCAGCCGCAATTGCAATCGCACCAGCGGTTGTTGCAGTACCAATCGTACAAGCATCTTTGAGTAATAGGTCATCAACCAGTGTTACAATACCAGTGGCTGCAATTGTGATAGCAGATGTTGAAGAAGCAACACCTATAGTGCCGCCGTCTTTAATTAGAATATCATCAGCAAAGGTTACGATACCACTATCTGCTAAAGTCATTACAGCGGCGACAGTTGCATTACCTATAGTCCCACCATCCTTGATTAAGATATCATCAGCAAAAGTAACAATGCCTGTGGATGCTAAAGTCATTACAGCAGCGACAGATGCGTTACCTATGGTCCCAGCATCCTTAATTAGAATATCGTCAGCGAAAGTAACAATACCAGTAGATGCTAAAGTCATTACAGCAGCGACAGATGCATTGCCTATCGTACCGGCGTCTTTGATTAAAATATCGTCAGCAAAAGTCACAATACCAGTGGATGCTAAAGTCATCACCGCAGCAACAGATGCGTTACCTATAGTTCCAGCGTCCTTAATTAGAATATCATCTACGAATGTTACTATACCTGTTGAAGCAATAGTAATAGCAGATGCCGACGATGCAACACCAATCGTACCACCATCCTTAATTAGAATATCATCTACAAATGTTACGATACCTGTTGAAGCAATCTGCATCGCAGCGGTTGAAGATGCAGAACCAATATTACCGTTATCTGGAACAATCACACCACCATCAGCTGAAAGTGTGATAGTGGTTGCAGAGATTGCACCATTGAATATTGCCTTACCCGCATCACTCATATCAAGTGTGAGTGCTGTTATATCAGAAGCATCATCAGTGCCCTTAAAGATAATATCTGCATCGC